TTTTCAGATCAAGAAGATATAAATGATTACACCCCTACTGCAATTAATTCTGCAGGTTCACAAAGATTACAAGATGGTACAAAAATAGTTGGATCATTAAAAGCAAAAGAAACCATTCTAGTTTGGACTGATAATGCACTCTATACAATGAAATTTGTAGGAGCTCCTTTTACATTTGGATTTGAACAAGTAGGGACTAACTGTGGATTAATTGGTAAGAATGCAGCTGTTGAAATAGATGGTGTTGCTTTTTGGATGTCTGCAAATGGATTCTTTATGTTTGATGGTACTGTTAAATCATTACCATGTTCTGTGGAAGATTATGTTTATGATCAAGCAGATACTACAAAAGGTCAACAGATATATGCAGGTTTAAATAATTTATATACAGAAGTTGTTTGGTATTATCCATCACAAGGTTCTGATTATAATAATCAATATGTAATATTTAATTATGGTGAAGCTATGAAAGGTGGTGTTTGGTATACAGGAACAGAGGCTAGAACAACATGGATTGATGCAACTGTGTATCCTAATCCAATTGCAACTAAATTTAATAGCACTGCTACGGGAAATTTTCCAACAATAGTCGGAGAATCTGGACTTGGACAAACTACATTATTTGAACATGAAGTTGGTACCGATCAAGTTAATCCAGACGGTAGTACAACAATAGTTACATCATTTATAAAATCATTTGATTTTGATTTACAACAAAGACAACAAGGTGCCACGGGTCAGGCAACAGGGCCTACTATATCAGGTGAAGTATTTTTAGCAGTTAGACGTTTTGTCCCTGATTTTAAAGATTTACAAGGTAATTGTAAAGTTACCTTAGCAGTTAAAAGATACCCTCAACAATCAGATACTACAACGAGTTTGAGTCCCTTTACAATTACAGCAACTACTGATAAAAAGGATACAAGAGCCAGAGGAAGGTTTGTTAATATCAAAATAGAAAATGATGATATTAGTGAGTCTTGGAGATTTGGTACATTTAAAATAGATATTCAACCAGATGGTAGAAGATAATGATATACGATAGAAGATTCGGATTACCACAAAGTTCAGTTGATTATTTAAATCAACCTTTACCAGATATATCTGGAATATTTTCATTACCACAATATCAAGCAGTGGTTCCTAGTGAAGAAATAGAAGAATCTTTAACACCAACAGGATTAACTCCGGAACAATTAAGTTTATTATATCCACAATATAATTTAGATAGAGGAGGAGATGGACCAAGAGGTGGAGGAGCTTTTGGTAATTTAGATTTAAGTACGGCTAAACAATTTAATATAGGTGGTAATATTGTTACTGGTTATAAAAATTTAAATACAGGTTTATATCAAGATATTTCAGGAAAAAATTTACAAAACATAGGTGGTAATACTATTTATGGCGGAATATTAGATGCGTTAAGTGAAAAAATGGGCTTTAAAAGAAATCAACCAACGTATCCAGGTTTACTAGATATGGTGAGTCCTAAAGCATTATTTAAAAATCCTTACCTAGCAAAAAGTTTCTTTGATAGACAAGATGTTGCAAAACAACAAAAAATTCAAGATGAAATTGCTGCATATAATTTTGCTAAGATAGATAAAGTAAGAGCTGATAGACCAGGCGGTGGAGATTTTGGAGCTAGTCGTAGAGGTGATTCAGATATAAGTGATAGTCAAAGAGGTGGTTTTGCCACTGATGATACAGCAGGGTTTTTCTAATGGCAAAAGTAGTAGTAAGAATACCAGAACCAAAAGAAGAATATGATGTCTCTAACCAGAAACAAATTAATAGAGCAATTGCTTTAGTAGTAGAACAATTAAACTCAACATTTTTAAATGAACTCAAACAAGAGACTGAAAGGTTTACTTGGTTTACGGAGCAAACTAACTAATGGCAAACATATATAAAAACGCATTTTTTGATCTAGCGACCACAGATAAAACAGATATTTACACTCCACCATCAAATTCAAGAGCAATTGTTAAAACAATACAAGCTAATAATCACGCTGGATCTAACCCTGAATTAGAAGTATTTGTTTATGATAATTCAGCTACTACGGAATATGAAATATCACACAAAGTAATTGCAGCTAAAACTTTTGAAAATATGATATCTGGGTCTTTAATTTTAGAAGAAAATGATGTATTAAGAGTACAAGCTTCTACTGGAGGAGCAATTGAAGGTTTTGTAAGTATATTGGAAATTAACAGAGACTAGGAGATAATATGGCGTTTAAAGAAGAAGGTTCAGTAAACTACACAATAATAAACGGTAAGAAAGTACCGGTAGTAAAATGCGAAACAGAAGTAGTATTAAGAAATACTAGAACTAATCAAGAGTACAACTCTGATCAAGAAGCTGAAGAGGATATTAAAAATCCATCGACAGCGACTGTAAAAGAAGATATAACTAGATCATTAAAAATTAAGGTAGCAGCAATGCCACCATTAGGAGCCGCATCAGAATAATGCCAATATCAAGAATGCAACAACCAAGACAAATGTATGGACTAGGTAGCCTAGTTAAATCTGTTACTAAAGGTGTTAAAAGCGCTGTTAAAGGTGTCACTGGTGCAGTTAAAGATAACCCAGTTTTAGCCTTAGCAGCATTAAATTTTGCTCCTATGTTAGCTGGAGCTAAACCTTTTATTGGTATGGGTAGTTTGGCTGGTAGTAAATATACATTACCTGGAATAACTTCATTGTTTGGTAAAAAAGCAGGTGAAGCTACATTAGGAAAAACATTAGGAGTATTTGCAGGTGGTTCTTTATTGGGTGGACTATTAAGTCAGGCAGAACAAGAAGGTGACCCTGAAGGTATTACAAGAAATGTTGGCGCTTTAAAAATTAAATTAGCTGATGCATATAGAAATCAAAGAACTTTTGCTGATGCAGAGGATGAAGAAGCAGCTATAGCACAACAAGTTGAAAGAGACACTTCTGAATATACTCAAGATTTAGCTAGAGGTGGTCTATCTACAGGTGGTAGAGCGGGATTTGCTTTAGGTTCTCCAGAGCAAAATGCTATCAATGCATCCGGAATCATGAACCTACCATTGAATGAAAACCCTGCAGGAGTTAGTGAATTAGACCTTAGAGAAACAGGTGGATTTATTCCTCCAGTTGGTGTAAAAGAAAAGGCAGATGATATTCCAGCAATGTTATCTAATAACGAATTCGTATTTACAGCTGATGCTGTAAGAGGAATGGGCGACGGCAACGTCAATAAAGGTGCACAACGTATGTACGATATGATGAAAAAATTAGAAAAAGGCGGGAGAGTAGTATAATGGCAGAAGTATCAACGGTTGTTCAACAACCACCTGAATTTATAGAAGCGGCAGCAAAACCGTATATTACACAATTACAACAAGTAACAGGTGCATTAAAAGAAGCAGATTTATCAAAAGTATATGGTCCACAATTTACTGCAGCTATGGGTCCTCTAACCCAACAAGCAATTGGTAAAGTTGGTGGACTGGGTGCTTATGAACCTTATTTACAACAAGCTGCAGCATTAACTAGACCAACGGCTTACCAACAATACATGTCTCCATATCAACAAGATGTTATAGGAACTACTTTACAAGAATTTGATATACAAGCTCAAAAAGGTTTACCAGCGATTGGACAAGCTGCTTATCAAGCAGGTGCTTTTGGTGGAGCAAGACAAGGTGTAGCTGAAGCAGAATACAGAGCAGCATCTGATAGAAATAGAGCTGCATTACAAGCTCAATTATTACAGCAAGGTTTTGGTCAAGCTCAACAATTAGCAGGTGCTGATTATGCAAGACAATTACAATTGGCTCAACAAGCTCCTGCATTAGCCGGTCAACAAATTTCTGCATTAACTACTTTAGGTGGATTACAACAATCTCAAGTACAAGCAGAACTTGCAGCACAGCAACAACTTGCTCAACAACAATTACAACAACCATTAATGGCAACACAGGCTCTGGGTTCAGGGATCACTTCGTTAATCGCTGGTTATCCAGGTTCACAGCAAGTACAAACTCAACCATCTCCAACGCCTTTACAAACTGCTTTGGGTGCAGGTGCTACATTGGCTGGAGTATACAGAGCATTTAATTAATATGAGTAGAATATTTAAAAGACCAATGTTCAGAAAAGGTGGACCGACTAATAATATGAACGGTATCATGACTGGTATTGTTGATAGAGAAAATCATAATTCAGATCCTTTTGTTGGAGATTTAAAAGGTTATATTCCTACAAAAGAAGAACTAGCTTACGTTAAAT